AATAACTAGTATAATACTAGTATAATACTAGTAATAATAACTAGTTTTAATAATATTAATAAATACTAGTATTACTAGTACTAGATTATACTGGGTAACAAAAAAGGGATACTCTTTATCGGAGTATCCCATTTTTTTGTCCAATTGATATTAGATATTTTCGAACGAAGCTCCTGTTGGAGTAATTACAAATTCTAAATCAATAAATTCAAGAGAACGAGTTGGTTTGATGTAAATCTTTCCTCTTAAAGTATTAGCATCTATATCCTCAGGGTCATTAGAAACTGAAACTTTAAACTCATTTAAACCTCTTTCTTTCTTAATAGATTCTAAGATAGGATTAACTAATCTCAAGAATTCTTGTCTTACTTGTTCATCATTTTGTTCGAATAACAATCTTACCGCAACTGCCGAGATTAATTTTCTTGCTCTTAATAATAATCTTCTTACGTTGATTCTATCCAAAGCAGATTCTCTAACTTGAAGAGTTTTGTTACCCCAAATGATAGTACCCGTATCAGAGAACGTAGCGATTGGGTTAATTCTGTTCTTATATAATTCATCTCTTTCATCAAGAGTTAATTTCTTATATGCTTTAACCGCATTTACTAAACCTCTTTGGTAACCTGCAACTGCAAACCAAGGATATGATACGTTGTCTGTTAATGCAATGTTTTTCAATACCTCACCCGTTGGTGGAATGAAAAGTTGCGTTGCATTATCTGTATCTCTTACTTGAATCCAAGGCCAATATGTTGCCGAGTAGTTAGTATCCAATGAAACTGAATCCAATGAACCTACAACACCGTCAGCCGATGTATCGTTTGGTGCACCAATGATGTAAAGTGAATCCGCTCTATCATTTTCAACCATATCAATCGCTTGAGTTGTTAATGAACTGTGGTCAAAGAAATTGATACCTGGAGTTGCAAAAACGTTAATGTCAATTGCTTCAGGGTTAGCGAATGTTTGAATACCTTGTAAGTAAGCGTAGTAATCCGAGTTACCAACTGTAGCACTAAACACACCGCTATTATTTACATTACCATTTGAATAAGTTGTTTTACCGTAAATGTACGCATCACCATTTGTTCTTACAGTTCTGTATATATCCCAACCATCACGTCCACCGTATACCGCAAATGTAAATTTACGATAGTTGATATTATCTAAAAGACCCTTATCAGTACCTTCTAAATCGTAGTTAGTTGTTTGGAATACTTTTGTTGAATTGGTGTCAGTAATTCCTGATGCTTGTAAAGAAAGGTGGAAACCGTGACATACTGTGTTAGCATCGTCAGTAGCAACTCCTTTATATTTTAATAAATCACTATCAAAACCAACTTGTGAAGAAAGACCCAAAGAAACTTTCTTTACTTTATCCCCACCTGAAATATTTGGAGTACCGTCAGAGTCGTAACCAATGATATCACCCGCCTCATAATATGTCGTTTTGTACAATACACTACCTAATGTTGATGCACCATCAAAATCTTTATTAGAAGCGAAACCTTTAAATCCTGAAGGGAACGCATCCGTTGGATGATTTTCAGCCATCTGTAACATGATGTATTTCGAACGTAATTCATATTCACCATCTGATGTACCTATTTTTCTACCAACATAACCCGGCATATCAGGGCTCATTGAGCATCTTGAATATTTTTCAAGGACCACTTGATTTTCGTCGGTGTCATTAAAATCACGAACTAATAAATCAAACTCATTTGTGTCTAAGTTTATGTTAATGATTGAAATTTTAACTTGGTAGTTAGCATCTTCTCCATCAGAAATTGTGATAACTTGGAATAAATCAGAAACCTCACCACCACGAACTTCAGAAACAACCATTGGTGAAACTGTCGTATACCAAGGAGTTAAGAAATTATTACCTTCATCGTTAGCTAAAACCGTTGTTACATCAATACCTCTAATTAAACCTTGTTGGTATGCGCTCTTCAATAAGTTTGGATACGATTCGTAAACGTATAATGGGAAACCGCTGTTATCTTTATCGTTAACTTTAGTTCCTAAAACTTTATTAATGTATTTGTTAGAAGTTGGGTCTAATGAACATGTAAATGTTTTAGCACCACCCGTTGAACCCGTCACATTTATTGTGAAGTTTCCTAATGGATTAGTTGCCACACCATCAACGTCAACAAAATCAACATCTGAACCGGACGTTACTTCAAGATTTAAAGTTTGTCCATCGTAAACACCACGTGGTCTCAATGCCGCAACTACAATATTATCGTAGTCCTCATTTAATGTACCATCATACACAAATCTTGTAATATCAAAAGTACCTGTTGAACCACTATTGTAGACGAATAAGTATGAATATACATCAGGATTAGACCCACCGTTCTCTTGAACTAATGTATTATACCATTCTTTTCCGTTATTATTGTTTGCGTTAGATTTACCCGTTAATGGTGAAAGTTGTTGTTTAGTTGAGTTTAAACCTGAAATACTAGAACTTGGTACTAAACCCATAACAAACCATTTTCCGTGGTCAGTACTTGTATACCCACTAAAATTAGTTAAGATATATTCAGTAATTGTTGACCCGTCAAATGCAGTTTTACCTGATAGTTGGCCATAATAACTACTGTCATCTAATGAATCTAATGTAGATGGGTCCATGGTAACACCAGTTTGAGTGAGATTACTTGTTGTATCTACGGTAATACCACCCAATGTTTTAATACCAAAAGTGGTTTCTGGTTTATATCCAGTTAAACCAAGAACTCTTGTTACGAATAGTTGATTTGACTCTTGTAAATATGATTTTGCTACGTAAGGTAACTCATACTTTGGGTTACCTGCACCATCTTTTTCAGGTGATGTACCGCCAAAATACGTTTTAAATTCGTCGAAGTTGGAAACTAAAATTGGTTCGAAAGCAGGACCTCTTAGAGTCTCACCAACCAATCCTAATGTTGTTACCCCAACACTTTGCGCCACGAATGTTAAGTCTTTCTCGGAAGTGTACACTCCGGGAGAAACGAATACTCTGTTTGAATTTGCCATTGATAAATGTTTGGTTAAATTTTTTTATTAGTTTTATTATAAATATCTTTGTTTTTACCAAAGATTTCGATACTTTTCACATAAAAGATAGTAAAGTATCTTTTTTTATCTTTATTTATCTTTTATGGAACAAAACAAGAGTAAAAACGTAAAGATTAGTGAAAAACACCACGAGATGCTGAAATCGCACTGCGAAAAGAATGGATTAAAAATTTATAAAGTTTTAGAAAAATTTATAGAAGAAACTTGTAAACCCAAAAAGAAGGACATTTACGGTGATTAGAATAAATAAGTTACACCAATCCTTGAACCAATATAAGGTTCCCCTAATAATTTTATTTGACTAACTCCACTAATTTCAAAACCCGAACCCTCTTCTTCTTGAAGACCGTTAATGTCAACTGAAACGACGCTATTAATTGCATTACTCGTATCAAAAAATAACGTAGAACCATCATATTCGAAATGTTCAGTATTAACTTGAATAATTTTACCAAAGTCATCAATGATAACATTATTTTTACCTTTATAATAAGTAATGATGATGATACTACCCTCTAACGGTGCGGTTTCAAATGTAATTTTTGAGGTATAAGATACATGGAAAAAATCAACATCCCTTTCCTGCATCAAACCATTAACGGATACACCAAATAGTGTACCTATAGTTTCACCCACACTGAATTGTGTTTGAATACCGTCGGCGGGAAATGAAACAACAGTAATATCGATTGTTTTACTTATATATCTTTTCTTCGGAGCCCCCTCTTTTGCAAATTCATTTAAAAGGAAAAATCTACTAATTGCGGGTTTTATTTCAAATTCCTCACTATCAATTAGGAAACCTAACATTGTAAATTTATAATTTTGAAGATAAAATCTACGACCATCAATTGTATCTATTGGACTATTGTCCGAAATTGTATCTAAAATGATAGGTATATAATGACCTTTCACCGTTGTATAAGCTTGTCTTGATGAGAATTTTTGTAAAACTTTTTGGTTAAACTTATTTAAATCTCTAAACTTAGTACAAACAATCGTCACCTCAAATGTAATATCTATAGCTACGGGTTGTGGCATTTTATAAATGTCGGCACCCATTTGGGTTCCGTTCCACGTCGGTACCGTAGCGTAATGAAATGTACTTCTATCGGGAATAGTTCTTTGAACTACAGGATTTGTTCCGGGTTGAACGTCGGGTTGTCTAATGATTGCGATAAATGGTAACTTCATGTTATTATCAGAATCACTAAATTCCCAATTATTTTCAAATTCCGCCCATCTTTGTAATGTTAGTATTTTAGGAATTATTGGTATCTTGTTACCATCAGAAACCACAACAAGGTTTTCTTTGACAAAATCTAACATACCCAAATCCAAATCATCGTGTAGAATGGAATCAGGTAAGAATGAATCCGATTTTGTGATTCTATCTAATAATTCTTGTCTTCTAGCTACAATACCTTCTCCGGGTAAATTGCTTTTACTACCGTAAACACTTATATTATTTTTTCTCTTAGGTACACCCATTTTATATTCCTCTAAATTCTGATTCTTGTACAGGTGCACAAGTTATTGTTCTGTAGTATGGTCTATAACCCAACATATTGTGTTTACCATCGGTTGTTATTCTACCGTCATTTGTTACTTGATAATATCTAATTTTACTTTCTGTCTCGGGCCATCCAATATAATCACCGTATTTCACATCTATACCTAATTCTTCTAAATGTTTGATATAAACTGACACAATAATATTACCCGGCTCAATATATCTTAATAATCCCGATTTATATGAATTATTTTTTGCATCCTCAATTCTTACTAATGCGTTAAACTCGACAGGTGGAAAATACTTTATCTCATCCATACCAACCTCACCATAAACCGAATCATTACCTGTTTTAGCGGTATCAACACGATATAAGACCAATTTTAAGTTTAAATCTCCATGAAGATATTCTTGACCCATTTGGATACTTAAATCAAAATCATCAGTTGAAATGAATTTTGATAATCTGGTGATAGGTAATTTATTTTCCATATCCTTATAAATAGTTCAATTTTATGTTCTTATTATTTATATTTTAAATATGGAAACAACAATTCCCGAAATTGAGGCAAGAAATATATTATCCACATATGAAGGGTCCAATAATCAATTATTGGAATGGAAGAAAAAATTTGCGGAATTAAAGAGTTTTAAACTTACAAGACCACAAGCAGAGTACGTTCAGAAATATCATACAGTAACTCCAAAGGTTGCGAGAAAATATATTAATATCGTTAGTACATTTGGTGAGAAACTTGCTGACGATAAATTGCTACCAACCGTACCTGAACAGATATGGTGTGAAAAATTATTATGTGATTCAGATAAAGCATATCATATATGGGGTAAACTAACCGAAAACGGGCAACTACACGCAATGTGGTTACCTAAAGCGGCTGTTAAACAAGAGGAGAAAAAACTTAATCGAGTTATTGATTACACAAAATACGGCAGTCGACCACCAATGGACCATCAAAAAATTGCAATTGAAAAATTATTAGCAAATGATAAATTTATTCTTGCCGATGATATGGGTCTTGGTAAAACAACATCTGCGGTGATTGGTGCCCTTGAGAGCGAAGCAAAAAAGATTTTGATTGTATGTCCCGCTTCATTAAAAATAAACTGGGAGAGAGAGATTAAGAACTACTCAGACCGACGTG